AGTTTTGATATTCCTCAAATAGAAGTTGGAGATTTACCAAGTTTTGATATTCCTCAAATAGAAGTTGGAGATTTACCTAGTTTTGATATTCCTCAAATAGAAGTTGGAGATTTACCAAGTTTTGATATGCCATTACTTGGATTTGAGGATTTGCCTTCCGGCGATTTTGGCTTTGACATGGCTTCTTTTCAAGGATTCACAGGTGAAACCGATGGCACCTTAACAGAAAATACTATTAATCGGTCTGACACAAATCAATCTATTAATAACCAAACTAGTATATCTCTTGGCGGAATTAAAGTAGAAGTTAATGGCAACGAAGATACAAGTGGCACAACGAGAAGTAATGCACGGCAGATAGCGCGTGATATAGCTCGAGAGCTTGAACCGGTATGGGAACAGGCTTCCAGAGACTTAAATAGTGGAGTCGAATTGTAATGGCCTTTGAGAACCTATTCATACGGACAAAGAGAAGCGTAGGGGGCATAGAGTTAGACTCTGTGTTATTGGAAGAGCATACTGGCTCTGTGTCATTAACCAAAAACCCAGTTGAAGCTGGTGCGGATATTACTGACCATGCTATAGTACAGCCTGATATAATTAATATTCAAGGCGTAATAACTGATACGCCTCTTGGAGCAGCGGCAATTGGCCAGATAATTAATACCGTTACTAACCTGTTTGGCACTTCCAATGATTCTAACTTAACGCGAAGTCAACAAGCTTACGCCGCTTTTATTGAGCTAAAGAATCGCGCAGAACCGCTTGAAGTTGAAACTAAGCTAAAAACATATTCTAATATGGTCATTACTGGAGTTTCAACTTCACAAGATAAAGACTCATCTCGTGCGCTGTTTATTAATTTAACCTTAGAAGAGGTTATACTGACAGAGTCAGAAACCTTGAATTTGACCGAGTCCGATGTATTTGGAGATGTATCAAAAACCGCAACATCTGTTGTAGATAAAGGAAAGCAGCAGGTGAACGCTGTATCAGAAACAGTGAACAGCTCTATACTAAACACAATTTCAGGGTGGTTTTAAACCATGGCATTAGAAATACCACTTACATCTGACGGAGCACAGTCATTTAGAGCAACGATTAATGGCTCTACTTATGACTTGTTTGTGTCTTATAATTCTCGGACTGAAGTTTGGTATATGGATATAAGCCTTAATGCTGTGATTTTAGCCGAAGGAATTGCGCTTTTAGGAGGAGTAGATATTGTCCAGCATTATGCTATATCTCTCGATAACATGTATGTCGTAAATATTGATAATCCTAAAGAAGATGCGTCGGCCTCAAATTTAGGTGATAATGTTCTGCTAGTTAAATTAACTAACACGGAGGCAGAATCCATTGGCTAGGCAATTTAAAAGGTCGTATTCTTTAATACTGTCGGGAAATAATACTAAATCTATTTCTCAATTACGTATTGCTTTTGAAATAACGAAAAGTGAAAGAAGCTATCCTAATGTCGCTAAAATTGATATTTATAATCCTAATCAAGAAACAATATCAATGCTTACTTCAGATGACCCGCTTATTACTTTACGCGTAGGATATTTAGGCGATGAAGGTATTATCTTCAGAGGAAAAAGCAGAAATGTCTATGCAAATAAAATAGGCGAAGATAGAATACTAACGGTATATGCGGCTGATGGCGGACGCGATTGGGAGTCTGCCATATATAATAAAACACTATCTGAGAACGTGAAAATCGCGGATGTGGTAAATGAGCTGCTTTCGACTTTAACTTCTGACGAGGTAACGGTAGGTGTAATTCAGGGTTTAGATTCGCCAGCAGATAAGCTTAGAGGACAAACTTTAAGCGGTAGTACAAAAGATATAATGGATATGCTGGCCGAAGATTATGATTTCACATGGAATATACAAGACGGAGAAATCAACGTGATAGAACGTGATTCCTCGATAAACTATCTTGAATCAGTGCTGATAAATCAAAATACTGGAATGATAGGCTCTCCTACTGTAACCGAAATTGGAGTAGAAGTTACTAGTCTAATAAATCCCAAGTTATTACCCGGAAGATTATTTACTGTAGAAGCTTCTAGCGCGCAATTATCTTTATCTAATCTGCAATTTAGAAATGTGCAAAGAACGTCAGCTAATGGAACATTCAGAGCGTACGAAGTAATATTTAAAGGTGATACTCATACTAACGAATGGTATGCATTAGCGAAGGGAGTATCAGAAAGTGCTTGATAAAAGAACGAATGAATCAACAGGCGGATTACCGGGCTTAATTAAGCAAGGCATAACCAATTACATGAAAAACGTGCATACGTGTCTACCTGGTAAAATAGTAGAATTTAATGCTGAAAAGCAAATTGCTACAGTTCAGCTTTTAGTAAAGCGAATTTTTAAAGGTAACACAGCTGTTGACCTTCCGCCAGTCATAAATGTAGTAGTATGGCAACCAAAAGCCGGAAATTTCTGTATAACATTTCCTATAGCGGTAGATGATGAATGCTTAGTTTTATTCTCAGAAAGGTCAATCGATGGTTGGTATAAATCTGGCCAATCCAAAGCACCTGATAATTACCGCATGCATTCTCTTTCTGATGCAATATGCTTAGTTGGAATGAGTTCTGAACCTAAAGTAGTTACAGACTACGATACTGAAAACCTGCAAATACGTAATTATGAAAAAGACCAAACAATTACGATGTTTGCCAATAAAGACATAAATGTGACCACTGGAACGGTTGTCATAGAGATGCTTAATGAAGGCAAAGAGGTTAAAATAACCGCGCCCACGAAAGTCACCGTAGATACTCCGCTGGCAGAGTTTACAGGTGATGTAAGCGTACTTGGTAACGCGACGATAGCTGGAACAACAACTATGCAGTCTAATGCTTCTGTGGATGGTAACATCGATATTACAGGAACAAGCTCAGCAGCAGACCATGACAGCAACGGTATAAGTGGTAATTCGCATGTACATTCGCATGGCGACCCATTAACTGGAGGCCCGCAATGATAAGCAAAGCTTTAGATAAAAATAATGATTTAGTTCTTGTTAATGGCTCTTTTGCAACAGTAAATGAAGGCGAAGAAGTAGCGCAGCATATTCGTACTCGATTATTGTTTTATATACGCGAATGGTTTTTAAATACTAATTCAGGCACACCGTGGTTTGACGAGGTTTTTGTTAGACCGGTGGATTTAAGCCGAGTAGAAACGTTAATTAAAAACAGAATACGCTCTACTCCAGGCGTTACCGAATTGACCGAATTCGAATTATCATTAAATAGAAATACGCGGATATTGACAGTTGCTTTTTCTGCCACTACTGATTTTGGCGTATTAGACCAAGAGGAGATATACGTAAATGTCTAGTGGAATCACATTAACAGGTTTTAAAAGAAAACGTCTTGACGAAATCAAATCAGACTTAGAAACGCTATTTCGCTCTGTATATGGTAATAATCTTAATGTTTCTCCTGAATCTCCTGACGGGCAAATTATAGGTTTACTTGCTGGTTCTTTTAGTGATTTATGGGAAATTGCTGAAGGGGCATATAACGCTTTTAATCCATCTGCGGCTACAGGAGCAGCACTTAGTAACCTTGTGCAGATTAATGGAATAACGCGAAATGAAGCTTCAAGCTCTGTAGCCACTTTAACCTTCACAGGTACCGATGGAACATCAATACCCGCTGGAACATTAGTAAGCCATGTCACTTCGCAAGAGCAATTTGCTACCGATAGCGCTGTTACTATCTCGGGTGGTTCTATCAACGTAACAGCAACGGCACTAAATACTGGCGTTATAGAGGCGTCGGCTGGAACTCTTACGGAAATAGAAACACCAATTACTGGGCTAAACGCTGTTACTAATATTGAAGACGCAAACGTGGGTTCTGAGCGTGAAACGGACGTAGAACTTAGAGCAAGACGCCTGCGCTCATTAGCTATCAGCGCGCAATCTACTGTAGATTCTCTTTACGCGGTAATTTCAAACTTAGAATTTGTTACGCAAGTAACAGTACTTGAGAATGACACAGATATAATTGACGCAAATGGATTGCCCCCACACTCGGTTCAAGTAATTGTAGTAGGTGGGTTAGATGAAGATATAGCTAATGCAATATGGCTGAATAAACCAGCGGGTATAACCTCTTTTGGAGACGAATCCGTAGTAATTTCTGACTCACAAGGTTTGCTTCATACGATTAATTTTTCTAGACCTGATACCATAGATATTTATGTTCAAGTTCAGCTTACTAAATTCTCTAATTATCCCGCTAACGGCGATGACTTAATTAAACAAGCTATTGTCGATTACGCCAATGGAGATTTAGTAAATGGGCGCGGATTTGGATTAGGAGATGACGTTATATTTTCTGAGCTTTATACTCCAATTAACAGCATTGTAGGCCATCAGATTGATGAACTATACATAAGCATTTCACCCGTTCCTACTTCTCAATCAAACATTATAATCGATATTGGCGAAATTTCTAATTTCTTAGTCGATAATATTGAGGTGATTTAGCGATGCAAACTGTAAATCACATAGAAAAAGCGTTATCTAGGCTAGTAACTCAGTTTAAAGAATCTCCTAATCTTATAGCGTACATCTCTAATTTTTTATCAGAGTCAGAAAATTTAGAACAAGTTTTTCAAGATTTATTAAATGAGCGATGGATTGAAACTGCCGAAGGATATCAGCTAGATATTCTTGGAGCAATCGTAGGCCAATCTAGAGTTATTATTGAAGGTAATATATTTACTTATTTTGGTTTTTTAGGTCATCCTAGTTCTGACTCG